ATTATTTCTATAAAAAGGAAAACTAGCATAATTATATTTGTGTGAATTAATATAATGTAGTACAGAAGTTCTATCCTTTTTAATTATATCTGCTATTATTGTAGGATGTATGTCTTTAGTAATTATACCTATAACACTTGCAACCATTCTTGGCACTAAAACTTCTTGCTTCCTTGTTTTGTATGCTAATGAACCTTTCTGCAACCCTACTATCTGTGTAGTAAGGTCGCAAATGGTTTCAAATTTTTCTCTATCTGTCATATTAAAATGGTAAATCAGAATCAAACTTTTCTGCTACTTTATTAATTTTAGTTTGTGTAGGAGTTAAACCCCATACCCATTCATAAAACATTTGAGCATTTTTAAGTACATCTTCAGGAGTACATTTATTATCATAATCTACTGCTGCTTTCAAACTTGATTGTTTTACAATAAGTTTCTGTACATCATCTTGTTTAGGACTTGATTGTGTTTGATTCTTTTGATAATCTGTTACAATCTTAATACTTCCCTTGTCATTCATAGTGTAAGATATATCTTGTCCTACACTTAATTTAGAATCATTTGACTTACGATATATTTTACCTATATCTCCATTATCTAATTCTATTTCAAATACATATAGTTCTTTAAACATCCCTGAACCTTGTACGTTTTTTACTTTACTATTTTTCATATTTATTTATTTAATTATTATTAATTGTTTATTGTTTTCTTTATATGCTTTTAGCATTTTGTCTGTAAGATTTAAATGATATGTACCTGTTATATTGTCTATTGTATCATCTGCACACATTTGCCTTTCAGTTCCAACCATTACGACTGAGTTCCAACCTGTTACAACATCTGAAAATTGTTTATGTGTTACAGAATCAGTTGATGCTACTGCTATAGTTCCTTTATAGTAATGTAATTTAGCTAATACAATAGTATTATCATAGGTTAATAATCTTTTTTGTCTTTCTTTTTCTTGTTGCTTTCTCATCTCAACTAACTCTTCATCAGTTGGTGGGGTTGGTGTAGGTATTCTATTTATATCCATAACATAATAACTTTAGTAACACATACTACAAAAGCTACTGCCAAAATGCTAGTAGCTAATGTTTTTAAAAATGTATATGTTGAATTTGGTATTACTCTACAACTTCTTTTGCATTAAGTATATACTCGTTTCTAGTTTCTCTATTAATTACTTTATAGTTTGTTTTCATTTTTTTTGTTTTAAATAAAAAGAGAACGAAAGACTTTAAACTCTATTGGGTTTTTTTACGTTCACAAATATTTTTTATCTGTTTTTTCTTTTTATAAATTAATTATAGTACAAATATATAAATAATTAACTAAGTAATTAACTAAGTAATTAAAAAAGTTATTAACAATTAGAATGTTAATATATATAAGTTATTGATTATAAGTAGATTAGAAGTAGTGTACTAATCTTGCAATTTGTCCTGATTCTTTAGAATGTATAAAACCTTCTACTGCTTTTTGTACACCACAGTAACCTTTTCTGCTATGCCAACTATCAGTTCCACTTGGAGAACGCATATATTCTACAGTAACACCTATAAAATCTTTTGCATCTCTCCACTTGTATTTTATTTTGTGATGTAAGTGATGTAGATACCAATATCTATATTTAGTATCTGACCATTCATTAGGTCTTTCATTAGCCATAAGCATAGGAAGATTATCCATTTTAGCACCATCTCCGTGTTCAAGTCCTATTAAGTTTAACCCATACTTATAATATTTTCTATGTGCTACACTAATATCAAATGTAACATCTTTAGCTTTTCTAAACCAACTTTTAAGTGAATGTGCTAAATGAAAACCTGACTGATAATCGTGATTAGACATACAATGTACAACATCTACAGGTGCAACCTCTCTAAGTATTTCTACACATTTAACATATAAATCTAAAGCTAATTCAAAATGTTGCCACCACTTACCATTAACATCTTGCCTTGTACCTGCCGTAGTTTGATTATATACATTATCAATGTGCAATATATCGTTTCCTATGCAAAACAACACCTTGTCTATACTAAACCCCTTTGCTTTACTTAAAAGACCTGTAACACCCTCTAAAACTCTTTTACAAGCAATCTCACTATTATACTCATCATTAGTTTCTAATGCTACTGCAAGTTTTCCTATATGAATGTCAGCAGGATTTATGACTAAAAGATGTTCTCCTTTAGTCCTTTTTATTGTTGGGTATTTTGGTGCATAATTATCTATTAAGTTTTTAATATCTTCAAGCAATTCGTTTTGCTCTACACCATATTGTTCTTTGGTAACTATAGAGAATCTTAGTTCTCCTGACATACTTTGCCAATGCTTTACACTAACTATGTCTTTTTTATTAATACCTCTTTCTTTTATATGTAAGTCAAGTGCAGTATTACCATTTATGTTATCTAAGTTTTGTCCCCTAAACTCATTGATTAATTCAACTTCTTCAGGGGACAATCTTAGTCGTTTCCCTTGTGAGGACAATTTATTTTGCTTCTTTACCAAAGTCCTGTAAACCTGTAACTCCTAGTAGTGCTAATAATGCCCAAAATATTTCGCTAATGTGAACTTCATCTACACCTAAACTTCTAGCAATAAAAGGTACTACCATAGCTGCTATTGTGTACCATACTTTCTTTGATTTTAACATAGTCATTATTAAATATTCTTTCATTTTATTTATTTTTTATTAATAATTTAATATTCTCGCCACCTAAATTAAGTATTCTCCTCATCAAAAAGTCCATAGCATATTCTGACTTACTAACATAGTCCTGTTCATTGTTCATTCCTACTAGAATACAACCCTGTGTATGTTCAGGTCTATTACCTTTGTGAAATAGGATATAACTTCTATCAGGCACTTCCTGTACTAAAAGATGTAAATAATCTCTTGTAGCACTCTCTCTTGGTGTACGCATCCTTACATTGTATTTACCTTCAGGAATACAACTTATATTGCGTTCATTGTTTATGTATGGATTCTCTAAGGTATCACATACATATTCTTTATTCAGATACAATCTACCTATTATAGAATTATCTGTAAATATTTCTCTCTCAAGAACAAGATTAACCTTGCCCTCTACTTTTTTTCTTGAAACCAACTTGACCTTTGGAAGCATTTTTAGAATGTACTCCTTTACGTTTTGTAGGAGTTTTTTTAATAATTGTATAAGATTTAATTTTTTTTGGCATTCTTCTTTTTTTGATTATACCATTTATCTACAGTATAAGCTATTGAAATTACTAGCAGTATAATCTTTAGTGCTAGTTCTAAATTAGAAAATGTTGTTACACTTAGGACTGTTCCGTTTACTGCTGCTACTTCTAGTGTGTCCTGTACTGTTTTTTGTATTGGCATTAGTCAAATATGTTTTTAATTTAATCTTATTTACTTCTTTTACTTTATATCTTTTCTTCATTATGTAAGATCAGGTGTTAAAAAATCTCTAAGTGTTATTCTATCTCCCTGCATTTTAGGTCTTTCTAAATTCATTCCTGCATAGTATGCGTTGCTATCAGGAGATACATCTGCACCTGAATTTGTATTGTACTCAGGAAACAAGCTAATGTTGTTTTTAATATATTCTATCATACGTTCCATATAATATTCCCCTGTATTTAATACTTCACTTCTAAGATGTTGTGCTTCTTCTGTAGTTAAAGCTACTCCATTTTCTGATGTTTTAGAGTATATGTTTCCATTCTCTATCTTAAAACGTAAAAAAGGTATTGCGTGATATAACGCAAAGTTAGGTAGCATATCTCCTATATAAGTATTTAATAATGTTTTGTAGTTAGCATTAGCAGGATCATTAATAGTACCTGCCGTTATTAGGTCTTTAATCTTTTGGTTAAGGTCTGTGCCTAGCTTGGTTTCTACATAAAGTTTCTGTGCCTGTTTTATAAAAGGTAGTAGAAACTCAGGATCAACGTTTAAACTTAAAGAAGTTGAATCAACTAATTTATCTTGTGATATGAATAGTACGTATGCCATATTATCTCTTTTTTACAAATCCGTTATTTTTCATTCTCTTAGGTGCTATTGCTACTCTCTTATCGTTTTTCTTAGCAGTAAACCCTTCTGATCTAGCTTTAGTATATCCTACTAAATCTGCATCCTTAATCTTTGTACTTACAGATATACCTAGTTCTGTTCTGTATATTTGTCTTAACCAAAAGTGATGACAATTACCTCCACCTTTGTATAAAAATATATCGTAAGTATCTGCACCACCTTTACCCCAACCTGGATTAACTCTTTTTGTACTCATTCTAGAAATATCTTCCTTACGATATAATTTTTTAGATTCTAACATTTTTTTGCAAAAATCTCTTTGTTTGCCTGATTTTCTACTCAAAAAATTATCTTCTGCATATACATAACGTACTCTATAGTAATCGTATGTCTTTTTAGATATACCATCTTGTTCAGATTTACTATCAGGTCTAGCAACTCCTGTAGTAGCTAACTCTACTTTTTCACTAGCTATTTGATTTAGTTCTTCTTCAAAATCAAAGTCAGCGTGTTCTCCATCTACTACTTCTTCATCTATTAGTTCCCAACCTTCAGGTATATCCTCTACAGTTTCTAAGAAAGCATCTAACTCAGTTTTTGCTTTTATAGGTACACAGTTAGGTACTTTCCTACCATCTTTTATTTTATGTCCTATAGGTTCATATCCTGATTGACAAGGGTTCGGTGTTATCATATCTACATCTTCATAACATTTCTTGTCGCATTCTTTTTTCTTATCTCCACAATCACAATCTTTTAAATCAATTAATTGATCGTGGTTTTCACAAGGCATATAATACTCATTACCATCTTGTGTATGTATATGATGTCCACTACAACCTAACCTTTCTGCTTCTGCTTCAGCTTCTTCTATACTATCAAATAATGGTAACTCTTTACCATCAGTAACCATAGTACCTACTTTCTTTAAGCTATATCTATCTTCATCTTCTGCCGTAAGTTCTCCATCAGTTAAAGGTTTTAGACCTAGTTCTTCTCTAATCTCATCTTCAGTCATTACTTCTTTCATATCCTCTATAGTAAATTTAGATGTAATAGGTTTAGCTTGTACAAAAGAGAAAGGTATATTAATACCATTAACCTCAAATATTTTAGATAGTGTTTTTACTATGTGCCTTTGGTAAGGAATAATTACAGTATTTAGATATATCTCAAAAGCTGCATTCATCTCATCTACATTAGAACCTAGCCCTGTGTCGTTTTTAATACCCATAAGCATAGGAGAAGTAACTCTATGACCTGTAAGTATGTTTTGCACCAGAAGTTCTTGGAGTGCGAGATATTGTTTGTCCTGATTTGCTACAGTAATTGGTGTAATCTCAGGAGTTCTAGTTTTATCATCTGAGAACGTAAGTACAAACTTTCCTGAATTACTAGCACCTGTAAACTTCTCTGCTAAACTTCTCTCAATTTGAAATCTCTCTTCCTGAGATGGAATTCCATTTGCGAAGCTGATAACATACGACCCCGAGAAGCCATTAGATATATTGTTGAGATGGAACTCAGCAACTCTTTGATCTACTAACGCCCAATTATTTGCAGCTAAGTAATCAGGAGTATGATAAATATCCATATTAGGACTGTACGAACCTGTATATAATAACTGACTAGGATTAGTTCTATCCTTAGTATTAAAAGCAGCTATCTTTACAGGTTTGTTTACTCTTGTGTTACTCCAATCTGCACTTATATAATAGCAATCTATTTTACCCATAGCATTAGGTCTAGCTGCTCTTACTCTTTCTACAGGTACATGGTGTATTTCAGCTATTTCTGTTTTTGCTTTATTCCATATAATGTGTAAAGCAAAAGCACCCTGTAGCTTAAAGTCAAATGAAATCTTTTTAATTACTTCGTGTAGTGTTTCTTTACCATTAGCTTCAGCAAAGAATTTTTTAAGTTTAACAAATTGTTCTAGGTTTTCGTTCTCATCTACTATAATGTCCTCTCCTGCAATCATTTCAGCAGTAGTGTTTATAATAGCTGCGTGTGTACTAGAATTATAATATAGATCAATTAAGAACTGAGGGTAAAGGTTTCTCCAATTCTCCGTTCCGTATTCTATATACTCTCTCCCTCGTACTTCTTGTACGACAGGACTTGTTTCACTTGATAAATCTAATGATAAAATTTGTTCCATAATTTATTTTATTCTTGTTCAGGTGTCCAATCAGAACCTCTTACTATTGCTAATATCTCCTCGTGAGTATATTGGTCTAACCCTTCTAAAAAAGATGGAGTTTCGCCCATAAATTTAGCAATAAATAATTTTTCATCTAAAGACCTTCTTACAGTTGCTGGAGAATCCTCTATAATTTGTGAGAAATCACATACAGGGTTTCCTTCTGCATCTACTTCTGTCAATAAACTTGTGTTTGGTGTTGTATATATCATAATTTTAATTTTTTAATTCGGTTCATTTGGTGTGTCTAGTACAATATCTGATGCACTCATATTTGTCATAATTCCTGGAGAACCATTTACTTGTTTTAATGATACGTTGTCTATACTTCCTACAAAACTTGAATTTGCAGTAAAACCTGAGTTACCATTATGTCCTGATTCTATATATATATTAAAACTATAATTTCCATTAGCACTAACTTGTTGAGCTAAAGTTCCTGCTGCACCAAAAAATGCAGTTTCTAAAGTTCCTGCACTATAGTTGCTTAGTGTAAATGATATATTAATAATTTTACCTGATAAATTTCCTAAATTTTGATAAAAGAGAGAACTTGATGATTGACTTCCATCACAACTAGCTAAACCATTTGCTATACTCCATCCTGTACCTTTTATCCAATCACTATCTGTAGAGAAATCTCCGTTAGTAACCAACTCACTACCTAAACTAGGATTAGTTTGGTCAGCAATAAGAGGATAACCATCTAATATACCATCTCCCATTCTATAGTAATTTTGTAAATTAGATGCTGACTGATAAGCACCTGCATTAAGCATTAAGTTTGTAGCATCGTGCTTTAGTTCTTGTACTACTATGTTGTCTATTGAACCCCTAAAAGAACCCCCATAAAATCTTAAAAGAGCAGTTGATGATGTTGTAAAATTGAATGTTTTATTTCCTAATGATGATGTTGTTTGAGCAGAAGCACCACCTAAATCTACAAATAAAGTACCACTTGTATAATCAGTAACTTCAACAGTTACCTTATAATCTCTATTAGCAGTAACACCAAAATCTTGTGTTAAGTTGTTACTTAGTGAACTACAAACTGCTTTACCATTTTCTATAGACCACCCTATACCAAATGTCCAATTCTGCCCTACTTCTTTTACTGATACGTTGTCTATGCTACCTACAAAACCATTTGAAAAATCTTCTTGAAAATAAAGTATATTACCACTAGGTACTGTTATATAAAAAACATACGACCCATTAGCACTTATATTACCTTGTCTTGTAGAACCACCTAGATTTATATCAATAGCACCTGAAACATAATTACTGACAGTAAAAGTAGCTTTATATGTTTTACTAGAAGAAACTACTCCTGACTGTGTTAAAAAGGTATTAGCATTACCTGTAAAGTTTGCAGAACCTCCTGATATAGTAATTCCTGTTCCTTTACTCCAATCACTATCTGTAGCAAAGTCGCCATTAGTTACTTCTTCGTTTCCAATCTGACTAAAGTTACCATTAGCTACTCGGTTAGGAGAGTAGTATGTGTTAAACATACGAGTAATCTCTGCTTGTGTAAGTTCTCTATCGTAAACTGCAAACTCATCTATCTTGCCTTCAAAGTGATTACCACCTGACTGCCTATCTGCACCTATTGTTAAACTTTCAGTATAAGCATCGTATCCTGTATTATTTACTGCATTAGTTTGTGTTTGTAAAACCCCATCTATATAAAGTTTACAATTAGCAATAGTTGTAGCATCTGCATATACTACCCAATGATGCCACTCTCCATCATCTTGTGCAGTAACATCTTGCCAGTAAACATAAGTATTACTACTAAAACCTAATAATGGTTTATTTGATAAATAATTTAAACTAAAACACCCTTTAGTTAAACTACCATGTCCAAAAACAGTATTAGAACCTGATTCACTTGTTTTACACCAAAAAGAATAAGTAGTATTTTGTAATACATTATCTGCACCATCAGTAACTATCTTATCATCTACTCCATCAAAGTCAATAGAATGTTCGTTTACAAACCTATAGATAGGTCTTGTGTTAAGAGATAGCTTGTTCGCTAATGCTAACATATTTTATTCTTTATATCCGATAGCTAATCCACTCGTAAGTTGAATTGCTGTAATGTTCATAAAAAGAGTTGTACCTGCAGGAATAGTCGTTACAAGACTACCTTCTCCTGTACAATCTGCTACAGTCAATGAAGATATTACACTTTCTAGTACAAACTGTACTGCATAAAAATCTTTTCCTGTTTGTGCAGTTGTAGTAAATACTTCTACAGTACCTTTTCCTAACTGCTCTCTTAATAATTCATTATTATTTTCTATTACCATAATTTTTTATTTATTATTAACTAACGTATATGTAATTTGTACCACTTGGTTCAGGATGTTCTGTATATTGTACTTCTTCTGATCCTGCCGTTTCTGATACTAATAATTTTCCTTTCTCTACTAACCCTTGTACTACACCTTTACTTATAGCAGGTGGTGTTAGTACATCATTCTCATTTGCAGGTGCTTCTCCTGCACTTAATGTTACAGAACCCTGCCAACTAACCTCGTATATCTCATAAGTCCAATAGCCATTTGGTGTAAAATTTACTGTGCCAGTATAAACATCATTAGTTCCGTGATTTATACTTACTAATGTATATCTATCATTTACTGTTTGACTTTGTCCATATCCATACACAACACTCTTAGACATATTATTTGTAAACTTAAACAAATATCTTATATTAGAAGTTGGTACACCTGTATCTATTCTTTTTTCTTCTGTTGTTACATAAAACCTACCTGTATTGCCGTATTGTATATGTATCATACTATATAATAGAAAAAGGTCGTTTTTGTTTGATAAAAAAAAAGACTACCGAAGTAGTCCTTTTAAAAAATATGAAAACAATAGTTTAAGAAGCAACTATAGCATTATAAGTAAACGCTGAATTGTCTAATGGATTAGTAGTATAATCTGCAACAGTTACCATTGGGTTCCTTTCCATACCATCGAAAGTCCATGTATAACCGTTCATATCCCCAAAACTTGCACCAGTTGCGTTAGTACCTGAGTTTAGTTCCATTCCATTTTCTAATCCTAAAGCTAATAATACATTATGCGAGTTAGTTGTTAAAATCTCATTTAATTCCAAAAACACTACTAATCTTTGAGAAGCTAGTAATTTAATTTGGTTTTGATCTTCTTTAGTTAACTTGTGTAGCATTATTTGAACTGAAGGTGTATAAAATACTGTACCATTCTCACTAGAACCTGTGATAGTTTCTGTACAAGAAGCAGTACCTCTTTTCAGATTGTATTTATAAATATCATCTGAACCTCCTAAGTCAAAATCAGTTAGTTCGCCTGATGCAGTTACATAAGAAGAAACTTCATCAAATTGTGCAAAGTAAATTGCCTTTACACCACCAACTGTATCTCTACAAGTTATTTGTCTTCCTTTTGTTAAGTTACAAGACATATTATTAAGTTTTAAAAGTTAAAGAAAAGGAGATTGCTCTCCCTTTCTTTTTAATTAGTTATTATGATTGGTTTACAATGTCAGCACCAACTCCAACTTGTACACCACCTGAGAACTTAGCAACTACTCTAAGGTTATCTGAACCATCTAGGTCAGTCATATCAAGCATTTTGATTGAAGACCCCATATCAGAAATCAAATCACAACCAAAGAATAAGTTAGAAGTTTCAGCAGCACACATTACGTTATCTGCCATACCTGGACATGGTTGGATAGTGATACCTTCAAATACAGGAACGTAGTCGCCTTGCATATTGTAAGCATTAACATATCCTAATGTAGAGATAGCTGAAATGTAGAATCTGTAAGTTTTCATATTCATATAAATTCTTAAATCATCTCTACCATATACGTTAGCAGGTATATCTGCTACTAATGTTTGTAGGTTAGCTATAATGTTAGTAGCTGAATAAGCTGCTGAAGCACTTGAAGATACAACTGTACCATCTACTGCAAAAGCACCTGTAGTTCCTGTTTGGAAACCTTCAAATTCTCCTGCCGTTGCAGCAGCACCTTGCCAAATAGAACCTTCTACTGAATCTGCAATAATTTCTCCAAAGTAAGATAATACATACTGATCAAAAGTAGGTGCAGTTCTGTTGAAAGAACCTGCTTTCATTTCTTCTGCTTCCCATCCTGATAATAAAGTTTTCTTACATAGGTCTATGTTAATTTGTAAGTTCTTTGGGGTTAATACTTTTTCTGTTAAAGCTAAAGTTCCTGCATCAGTAAAATCACACGTCGCATCTTTTACTAAAGTGCTCGCATTCATTTTCCTAATAGATTCTTTATACTTAATATTTTCTAAGACAGTTAAACCTTCTAAAGATTTAGCTTCTTTTAAAGCAGCCGAAATATATTGTCCGAATGCTTTTCCTGAATAGTTTGATGTTACGTTAAACGCCATTTTTTTATTTATTTAGTTATGTTATATAATATTCTTTCTCTTTTAGACATTTTAGCAATATCACTCTTTGAGAGTTCTTTACCTAATGCACTAAACTTATTAATATCTACAGGGTTTGCAGCAGGTTCGTTTGATAACTCTACTACTTGTGCAGATAGTTTTTCTTTTTCTGAAGATAATTCTTCATTTGTTGATTTAAGTTCTGCTAACTCAGATTTTAATGTTTCTATCTCAGTATTTACATTACTCATTAGATCAACTACTACGGACTTAACTTCATCCATAAAAGCAACCGAATCAAATTCTACTGCTTCTGTTTCTTCAACTTCTTCAGTAATTTCTTCGTTCATTTCTTCCTTTTCAGTTTCTTCTGTAGCTTCTTCTTCTACTGCTTCTTCTTCAGTTTCCATAATTTCAGAAACAGTACCCTCAACTTCAACTTTGAAGCCCATACCATCTTCTAAACGATATTCGCCAACAGGAAGTAACATAGTTGTTCCATCTTCTGTAAGAACTGATACATCCACTCCTGCTTCTAATGAATCAGCAGTAGAAACTATAATCGTACCATCTTCAAGTTTCGCCTGATACTCGAGAGAAACACTTTCTTCTTGTTTGTCAAGACCAAGTGCTACTAATATTTGTTGTTTTAAATCCATTTGTCTTTTTTTTATATAATAGAATTAATTATTGTTTGTTTGATTTTTATAATAATTGTAATGCTTTTTCAACATTACCTTGAGTATCTTTTGATTCTTTAAAAGCTTTTTCTAAATCTTTTTCAATTTTTTGCATAATACTTGGATAATCAATACCAAGTTCTTTTGCTGCTTTTTTAAATTTTTCAATTTTATTTATAGCTTCAACTGCATCTTGTTTTATTTTTACTATATCCATTTTAACTTCTCTTACAGTATCTATTGCTTTGTTTTGTTGTTTTTTTACTACAGATTTTTTAGCTATGATATTTGCGTGTAATTGTTTTATATCATCTACTAAACCCAACTCAATCTTTTCAGCTTTTAGTTCTGTCTTTTCTTTTATTAGCTTGTTTAAAGCACTTAGTATTTGTTCTTGTGTTGGTTTCATATTATCCATAATTTTTTATAGAATTTATAACTTTATTATAATACTTTACTTCTTCTTTAGCTTGTGTTACTGTTTTACTAGCATCTTTATACACATCATTATCATCAGGTTTTAAACCTAATTCTTTTGTAGCTTTTGCAAATTTATCTAAATCACTTTCTAAATACTCTACTGAAGTTTCTGCAAAATCTAATGCTAATTTAACTTTTCTTTTTAAAATACTTATATCTTCGTTAATATCAGATTGTTTATTAGGTAATTCTTTTTTTATGGTTTTATTTCTATTTAACAAATCCGAATATAAAGATAGTTCAACTTTTTTAACACTTAACAATTCTTTTAGTGCAGTTCTTATTTCTTCGTTTGAAAATTGTTGTTTTCCCATTTTTTCCATTTTATTAATAAAGTAGCCCTCTATACTTAGACCTTTTAGTTCTCCATCTTTTATCTTATTCCACATCTCATCATTCTCTATCTTCATCTTAACAAACCAAGTACCATCAGGTAAGTCAAAGCCATATAGCTTAGATTTGTCTTGTTCGCCTTCTTTTATCCAACTCTCTATAGTCAATACACCTGATACTCTATCTTCGTGTTGATATGTAGCTTTATGATGGTTGTTATGCTTTAGATATAACTCACTTGCTTGTCTTACTGTTTCTTTTGAGAAATATACATAGTAATTACTGTCAGTATTAGGATCATATCTAAATATTTGTTTGTTTGGTATTAATGCAGGACTTACTAGCATTCTTTTTTCTTCATCTATCTTAGCTAGTGTTAAATTGTTCTTGTCCTTACCGAAAAATACAAAATCTTGCTCTATTGCAGGACTTGTAACTAAACTGATAGCATCTATTGTTAATTCTTGGCTTTCATCAGAAATTACAAGTTCTATAATTTTAGTTGCTTTTCTTTTCATATTATTTTAAAACTTTTGTAAGAGATTTTCTTTGCTGCTCGTATGCTTTTATCATACGTTCTAATTTTTGTATTTGTGGTACTTTAACACCTAATTCTTTTGCTGCTTCTTGCGTATCTCCTAAAATTCTTGTAGCAACTTTTTTTACTGCATCTAATCTATTTAATTCTCTAACTCCTTTTGCTATTGCTTCTCTTGCATCAGTAGCATATTGCATAAGTTCATCTATTCCTTTTTCCAACTCTATTTCGTATTTTTCTAATTCTTTAACTCCTGCTAACTCTACTTTTTCTGCTTTAGTCAAGTTTACCTTTTCTAATTCTTCTTGATATTCTTTGTAAGTTTTACCTAATGGATTTATATTATTCATTTTCTTATTCTTTTAATATATAATAGATTATTTATTAATTTATTTGATTTTTAAATAGTAGCCCTCCTACGAATATTTGCTAACTTGTTTTGGTTGTTAGTCATATCATCTGTTACAACGTATGCTTGTACAGGTTGTGGTTCAGGTGTGCCACCTAAAGTAAAAGAACCACTTAACATTTCAGGTGCAGGAGTTCCTGTGTCTGATGGTACTGCACCACCACCTCCACTTCCTACATCTGTGCTTAATATTTTTCTCACATTAGCTAAACCTGCTGCTATAATAGCTGCTGCTTGTATAAAACCTAAAGGTGTACCTGCACCTTCTCTTAATGCTTTATTTGCACCTGCAAATGTATCTATAATAGCAGATGCTACTGCTAATTGTTTATTTTCTCCTGCTAAACTACTTAATGCACTTGCTAGGTCGCTATATGCTTGTAACTGTGCATCTGCATTTTCTATAGCTAGTTGTGTTTTCTCTTTTTCTAATGATACTTGATTAGTAAGTTGCTCAGATTGAAAACCTGTAATCTGTGCTTCTACTCCTTTCTTTTCGTTTAATGCTTCTTGTAATTTAATTTGATTTTCTAAACTATCATTTTTTGCTAAATCTAATTCAGCTTCTCTAATTCTAATGTCAATCAGTCTAAGCATTTCTTCTTCTTGTTCTTTAAGAACTCTACCTAACTCCTCATTGGCTGCTATTCTCTCCTCAAATGTCTTAGTTTCATCATCTCTTACTTGTCTTAGCTTTTCTGCTTGTCTGTCATATTCCTCTATAAGTCCTTGTACTTGTACCTGTGCAAGTTCACTTTCTTTTCTTAACTCTACCATATTAGTAGCAGTATCTATAGTAGATTTTGCGTATTTTTTTATTGCATCAGTTGCAGTAGTAACTGTTTCAGTTATTTTATCTACACTATTATCTACACCTGTCATAACATCTATACTTTCTTTACCTGCATCTTTTACACTTTGCCAAGCATCTTCAAATTCTCCTTCAAACAAATGTTTTAATGCTTTCCCTAAGTGTCCAAAAGTATCTAACAAACTTTCAAACCTTTCTATAAGATTTTCTTTTATAGCAGTACCAAAATCTATTAAACTTTGTTTAGGATTTTCAAATATACTTTTAAAGTAACCTGTTACTGCACCTATGTTATTTTCTAAAAACTTAAATAGATCATTAAAAGCAATAGACAAACTTTCCATAGCTATATTAAAGAAATCTAATACTTTTTGGTTTTGTCTAAATACATCCATTAACTTAGCAAATAAAGCTACTATTAAACCTATACCTGCTGCTTTTAAAGCAGTACCTAAACCTCTAACAGTTTTTGTTATACCTTTAAAACCACCTTGTGCATCTTTTGTAGAATCTGCTAATTTTTCTGTTTGTTCAGCTACTTCGCCAACATTTGACTTAACTTCCATTTCTAATGTCTTGTCTGCCATAATTATATCGTTTGTGTTATTTTATTTTGCCATAGTTTTACTTCGGCAGTCCATTGTATATATGTTTCTGCTAATCCTGTTACTGCTACACCAAAGCTAGTAGCCGTTGCATCTTTCATTACTGCCGTTATATTCATACCACTATGTCCTGATGTTACTATATGTGTAGTTGCTTGATGATATGTAGAAGCCAAGCCGTTAGTAAACTTTACTGCACCTGTAATCTGTACATAACCATATTCTCCTGCACTACCTTCTCCTACACCTGTATTAACACCTATTACATTTGCTTCAAATCCTATTACAGAGTTTTTTACTTTTTCTATAAATTTATTAGTAATATTTTGAGTATATAAAGATGTTTCTGTACCATCTGTAGTATTACCTGTTTGTTGTATAAAAGATGTTTGTGCTAAAGCTAACGTACTGCCAAAGCCACCACCACCTATTACTACTTCTCCTTGATTTAGTGCTTGTGCATAACTACCTGCTAAAATATTAGTGTTATTTAATCCTCTTGTTAGTTCGTGTTCTTGACCATTTACTAAACAATTATTATTACTACCTTTAGTTTTGTTGTTTGTACCATTTAACAAAGTTTTATTAGTTGCTCTCTCAGTTGTGTTGTCTGCACCTAATTGATTATTATTTATATTATTAAAAAAACCCTGTATTTTAGTATTATAATCAAAAGCTACACAAGTGCTAGTATCTGCATTGTATTTATATCCGTATGCTTCACAAGATAACTGATTAGGTACAACTTTATTAGTTCCATCAGTAAAAATAACTTCTCCTGATTGACTAACCTCTAATGGTTTTATTTTAAATCCTTTTTTAAAATTCATTATGGTATAAGTATAAATTCAACTGTAGATAAGTCGTTAGGTTTGTAATCTATTCTATTTACTCTATATGATCTATTCATTATCATTACTTTATCGTTAAAATCAAATTGTGCTATATCTGCTGCATTAAGATTTACTTTTACAGTCATTGACTTAGTATCAAAGTTATATAACTCATCAAAATAAGTAGACCAATTTTCTTGATATAAACTATTTAAAGTATTACCTGAAATTCCTATTAATTGATTAGTACCAAAATTAAAATTTAATGATGTACTTGTTGGTGGTAATTCCGTAGTATGACTAAACTGTAAAAATCTAGTTTCAGCAGCAGTTTCAGCTACACCGTTTTGTGCAGGTATTTTATAAGTAGTACCATCAGTCATTGTAAAAGGACTAGCAGAAGTTTTATATAATATTCTAGGTAAATTATCAAAACTTTCAAATGTTCCACTTTCTTTAGAATATATAGCAGGTGTTAAAAATTGTGATAAATAATCAAATAAAGGTTTAACTACAGTTGCAGAAAATGCTATAGCTTCTATTTGCTCACTACCTTCAAAAATTGTATTACCTCTTGCAGTAAACACTTTACCACCATAAGAACTACTAAAAGTATTTTTATAAAAATTAGTAGGATAATCTTCTTCATCTTCTGCATAATCAAATATAGTTTCTTTAACTAAATTTAATGGTGTTAATTTTATTTCAGAAGCATCTACTTTATCTGTCCAATCGTGTGTTATATTTCTATCTAATAAAGTTAAACCTGAACCTATTTGATTAAATACTGTATCGTAAGTTTCTATTAATAAATTAGTAGGATTAGATTCATCTTGTCTAATAATTAAATTAAACATATTAATAATACTTTTAAGAAAATCCCATTGTGCTAAATCTCCTCTAAGATTATTTAATAAAGTAGAATCTGTTATAGCATCTACTGATTTAGTAACTAAAACTGTAGAAAAATTTATTTGAGGGGGAGAAAATATTGTGTCAAATTTTTGATATACTGAATTAGTAGATGAAGCTAAAAATTGTGCTTGTGCAGTTTCTCCTAAATCTAAAGTAATTGTTAAATTACCACTATATGTTACTGTACCCCCTGTAGATATGGTTAAAGGTATTAAATCTTTTTCTTCTGTAGAACCATCATTTCTTGTGATTAACCATCTAGTAGAATATTGATTAAATGGAAAAGCAGCATTTACAACTATGTCATAAGAATAATCTATAGTATATGTACTATTATTATTTACAGAAGTTATTATATCAGTAGAATCGTTATAATCTACACTTGTACCCCAACCAACAAAACCTAATGCGTTTCTATTTAATTTTAAGTTAGTATAGCTTGTACCTGCGTAGTGATGTGTATTATTCATATAAAGACCTATTTCACTATTGCTACCAAGATCAACAGGTGCATTACCTGCACCCCAATTAAAGTCCATAAATAAATTAGTAAAGGTAGAACTATCTAAAAAGGTAGATGTATATGTAAATCCTGCATCATCAAATATTTTATTTAATATGTACTTGCAGTTTATAAAAGGTCTAAACGCATCTTCTAATTTATTTAGAATTGGCATATTAGAACTATCAACAGTCAAATCTCCTGTCCAATCAACAAAAGGATATTTTAATACTTTAGTATTGTTTACTCCTAAACCTGAATCATAAGCAAATGATGTTGTGTCTAATGCGTTACTAAGTGTAATACCTGTACTATCATACCAACTATTTACTATATTTGTTTTGTGATATTCGTGTTCTAATTCAGAAAAATCTAAATCACTAAACTTTTTATTTTTAAGTACATCTACTAATACTATAGATTCAGTATATAAGTTTACATTGTAACTTATTTCTCCTTCTTTATTTACTATGTCTAATAATTTAAGAAAACCTCTAAATATTATGTTACCATCTTGTTTTAACACGCATTGTGTTTGTATATAAGGATTAAAGCTATCTCCGTTACTTTCTACTGAGTTTGTTATCTCAAATATTTGTGTAAATATTTTATTATTTCTTTTAGTTGCAGGTAAGTTAAAATCTTTAGAATAACTTTGTGTTTTTTCAGCTACATTTTTAAAATCATCTATAGATAAACTTAAAGGTATATCTTCATCTTCATATAAGTCGCATATAACTTGACCATCAAATAAATCTGTAATTACAGTAGGTGGATTAGCACCTGCACCTTTAATACTTATTCTTCTAACATCTATATAATCATTACCACTATTTTGATAATCTAATATTAATACTTCTGTAGAATTACTTGCTGTAAAATCGTATGTTTTAAAACCTGTAGTTGCAGTAGATATTAAAGTAACACCACCACCACCTAAATTATTACCAAAACTACCATTACCTATAAATATAAAACCATTAGCTGCTGCATTTACTATTTTAAATTTTAATTGATACGTTGTGCCAACTACTAAATTATTTATTTGTTGATATATACCACTACTTGAATTAGAACCACCTGAAGCTGCTCTGAATCTTAACTTAGGTACAAAACCACCTATTCTTATAGGATAATCTACATCTGCATAAGATGAACTACCTTGCGACCTAAATTTTTTCCAATTACTTATTGGTGCATCATTTGTTACTGCATCAAAAGCAGGATCATTAGCAGAAGAACTATATCCTGTGTGGTTTCCAATAGTATTAAAACCTGTACCATCTGCTACTAAATTAGTTGTATTAGTAGTAGAATTAGATGTATGTATTCCTTGATAACTTTGTGGGTATATTATTAGTTGTACACTCATTATGCAGATTGTATTCTTTTATTCTTAGTTTTTTCTAATTCAAATGTATATTGTATTAGCTTGTCGTTTGCCTTTGTTTTTCTAGTATAACTTGAAGTAGTTACATTAACAGGTTCTACATACTTATTTACCATACCACTTGTATCAGAACTAGAGTAACCATTTAGTATATAAACTTCAGGACTGTTTATTAAATCCTCAAACCATATTGCATCTGCATCTACTAAGTAATCAGTATTTATACGGATCATTTCTTTTGTGTTTACCCTAAAGTTTTTCTTACCACCTTTAAATCCATCTATCATATATGTACTTTCATTCCAAGTACCATCTAATTGAGTATATGATGTCCTATTAGTAGATAATGACCTAACTGATTTTTTAGTAAATGTGTAATAATCCCAAGTTCCGTGAGGATTTAACCAAGTTAATCTAATACCCTCAAATCCTTTACAGTCATCTGTTATTATGTTTATTGTATATAATTGACTAATTGCATTGTTATCATCATCAAATGCTTGTATTGTATAGTATGATGTGTTTGCTTTATGTGCATCCCAAGATGTACTCCAACCATCTAAATTAGCAGGGAAAGCACCTAAGTAATTTATCCTAGTTCTAGATAGATTGTTTGCGTTTGTAAAAGCACCATTTGTCCAATTAGCAAAGTTTGTAATGTTAGCTAACAATGAATTAGAACTATTATATAATTTTATATTAAAATAATTAACTCTAAAATCAGTTGCATTATTAGTACCTACTTGAAATGAATAATCTACTGTAGATAAAAAGTTAAAGAAAGGTAAAGTACCATAATCAGTTAATCTTGCATATTGAGTAGTAGGTGCATTACTTAAAAATTTAGCATCAGTATCATTCATTACATAATTGAAATCATCTAACTGATAACCATAATCTGCACCTATTTGATTTAGTACATCATTGTATTGTAAATAACCATTATAAAATAAAAAAAAGTCAGATAATTTAAAATTAGTTGTATCTATAGTAACAACACCTGTTTGTGTTGTAGAATATTCTAAAAAAAACTCGATCATAAAATATTTAGCAGCATTTTTTGATGTAGCAAATTTATCTATTAAGTGAATAGGGTGTGGTGTAGCATCTGAATAGCTTACTGTTTTGTATGTACTTGTGTTACCAAAATCAGTTCCTTTATTATCAGGTTTTACAAAGTTTTCTAAAACTGGTTGTAAAGAAAATATACCTACACCTGCATTATTAGGTGTTGTTTTTAAAACTGCTATAGGTGTAGTATTATATAAATTTGAACTACTTTCATCTACATATACTTTTGCCACAAACTTTACATTAAAGTTATTAGCTACTATATTATCATCTTTTACTGTAAATATTATATCTTGACCTACTGGTAAAGTTTTGTATAATGGTTTTTGTTCTATTATTATTGCCATCTTATATTGTATTTATTATATCTTCTTTTATTGCGTTACCTACTTGATTGTAAAAATCTTTTAATCCTAATTGTAATGGTCTTTGAAAAAAACTAATACCTTGTATTCCTTGTGTGTATATTTTATTAGCTATTAGATACTGTAAACTTTTTCGTGATATAAATTTTCCTTGACTATCTCTAGGTGCTATCCCTCTACGAACTATCCATTTATCAAATGCTTTCATAGGTGGTCTTTTACCTCTATATTTATACGGACTTTCAACTCTCCTGCCATCATAAGTAGTGTACTCATTTATTTTTTTAGTACCTGATACTCCTTTGTCTATAAAAGTACCATAATCTGCCATAAAGAATTGTACACTAAAACCTTCTGTAGTTTTTACAACTCTAAACTCTAAGGAGTTATATAATTCTTTACTAACATTCTTTTTCTTTCTACTTAGGTTAGATTTAGATTGTTGTATTATATACTTACCGAAACTATTTAAGTATCGTTCTAATGCTACCATTACACACTAGCTACAAATATTTCTACATCTAAAGTAGCAGCAGGACTAACCTGTAAGCTAGTTAAATCTGCCATAGTACCAAAGCTAGGAGATGTATCTGCTTCTGCTAACATAACATCTTCTGCTGCACATAGTATATGTGATTGACCTGCTTTTAGTAATACTTGATATAAAGTAGCTGCACCAACTACTGCTAATTCTAATGAGTTAGTTTGATCTAAGTTAGTTACTCTAATATATCTAACATCTTCTTTGTCTATCTGTACTGCTGAACCATAAGAGTTAGTATCAAAAGCTGCTAAGAAAGTAGTTTGTCCTGTAGTACAAGTTACTAAACGTTCATATACATTATTGATACCTGTAGTTGTTACTGTGTTTGTAGTTCCCCTTACACTTCCATTCAAAGTGCAACTCTCACTAATTGTTGTTGTTAAATCTGCCATAATTATTTTTTATCTATTTGTTTTAATTTATTTATTGCCCATTCTATTCCTGAAGTACCACCCCAAGCATCCCACATTATACCCCCACACCCTTCGCTATAAGGTACATCTTTATTTTGTTGATGTCTTTTAAAACTAGCCATCCTTGCTATAGTATCTCTACTAATATTTTCTTTTCTTGCTAGTTGTCCTGCTCTAGTCCATCCTACCCTAGTACCACAAGAACTTCCGTTCTCCTCTTTCCATTCTATTGCTCTCTTTGCATTGTTACTAGCAGAATCAGGATAGTCATTATAGCTTTCTAGTCCTATACTTATTTCTTCTAGCTTCTCTAATATATCTTCATATTTCATAGGTAATCTTCGGTGGTATTAGTTGTATTGTTAATTTTCCTATTTTTATTTTAAACATTATTTTCCTGCATAAGTTGTTAGTTGTGGTGCTATACAAGTATTATAGTCATTCTCAATTATTATTGGTAATGTAAACACCCATCCACTTACTGAGTTATCAAATCGTTCTGTAAAAGGTTCTATAGTTACATCTCCTTCTGTAAAGTATGCAGGACTTTCTCCGTGTGTTGTATTAGATAGATATAAACTCTCTCCGTTCTTTAGTGTACCTATAAGATCATTACAAATACTAAGACAATCTGATAATACTTCTTGTTCATTACTCTCATCAGGAAATACTAAGTCCATTATAAATATCTGAAAGTTTAAAGTCATTTGATTGTTTTGTGCTACTGCGTTTACAGGATTTATGTGCATTAAAGGATATAGAGTATTCTTTTCTAAGTCAATCTCAAATATATCTCCTGTTGTTACAGTTTTAATTTG